TGCTCTTATGGAGTTTGCCGCGGCAGCAATTCGATCAGAACGCTGCACTGTTAGAACATGCAATATGTCGTCTTGACTTTCTTGCGACACATTAAATTTCCACCTCAGACCTCCTCTCCGCGCTGCATACGCGGGAGCAAGGTAATTCAGTAAAGTCAATTTGGTGTAGTTCAACGGACCTCTATCATCTGTAGCAGTACCATTTGGATCATAGCCACGGTAAGCAGGAAAATTCGGAAACGTGTTTGTGTCCAAATATCTGCCTAATTCGCTGTGTGGAATTGAATCTACCAATGAGTGTAGATTGTACCGTTTTAATAGGGAGCGCCATGTGGCATACGCTTCACCAAAATGGATAAGAGTGTTGCCAGGCAGTGACTTGATAGTACCGATGGATTCTGTCTGCATATCCTGGCCGCCCTGAGGCATTGCGCCAGCCATCTCATCTCCACCCTGTGACTCCGGGCGTGGTGTCAGGGGAAAATAGGATAGTGTGTTAATATGTTTGCCAGTCGGATTGGCAACCTCAAAGTCGTCACATGCCTTGATGTAAACATTAACTTCAGGATTGTTGATATCTTCGTCGGACGGTACAACAAGTTGGTTCATGACGTAAACGTAGAATACTCCGTTATCCGTCTTTTCGTTGATCTGAATCGGTGTGACCGCATTAGTGGTGTATGGTTCACCAAAAATGTATGGTTGGGTATCGAGATACGGCTTGTCCCGATTCCACCCAATATCAAATTCAATATTTCTCGACTCTGAAATATCAACGATACGTGTATATACAGTGTTAAAACTATCATGAACGTCCCCACCTTTAGGATCGTAAACAATACGCAATCTACCTTTGTGAAAGGCAGATGCTACAATTTGCAAGCGGAAACGCAGACCACCTCTCCAACTCTTAAATGGTTGTGCCATAAAGGAAGTGGGAGTGGTGTGTATCTCAGTATTACGCTCGGCGTACATAGTGGGATTAACTCGACACGAAAACAAAAGTGTGTCGGTGTCTTGCGTCTTCTTCCAATCAAAATGAGTGAAATACGATTCTCGATCCTTAAATGCCTGAAAAGACATATCGTCACCTCCGGCGTATCCTGTGACTGTGGGATCAATGGTTAATTCCTGTTTAGGATCGAAGGAAAGTTTATCCAAAGCTTCCGCAATCTCTGTATTTGCCATATTACCTAAATAAGTTGGACGATATTTCGTAATTGGGGATACGTTTTGAGGACGACTATATCCAAAAAGCGATGCTAGACGACCCGTTCCCTCAGCAGCTAAAGCGGTGGCTGTTGCATAAGGGCGAACTGTAGGTACTCTTTCTAGCTTCCGGGCAATACGCGCGAGCGCTGTAGCCGGTTTAGAAATAACACCCATACCATACTCATCGGATGCCTGGGATTCAAGAAAATCTGTAGGAGCTGCTAGCTCGACTTCAGTCATCCAGGCAAAAATTGTAATAGTAACAGAATCGAGACCACCATTCGCATGTCGAAGGCGATTCATGGAGGATAAAGTGAGTTCACCAAGAATTCCAGGATTGGAAAGAGTCGCCCAATTCCGAAACCAAAAGAATGGGAGAGCCATCTCTCCACCTATCGATTCAGTTGGATCCAGAAAAACGTGCGGGCGCTGGGAAAATTCGGCATTGTCATCAAGAACATTGGTGCCCGAAGCTCGGGTAATAGATACTTCGTCTGCACTTCCCATAGGGTTATACGATAGCAATGACCGTCCATAATAAAACGAATTGCCATTGATAATTGCTTTGACATGCATATTTCCACGGAAGTACGAAAAATTGCGCGTTCTCGCTGCGACTGCCGAGTCGTTCAAGAACAATTCCCAAGGATTTATAGTCTCACGCAAACTAGTATTTATTCTCCAATCGTAAGATCCGATACGTACTGGGCGCGACAAATAATCACCTAAATCGGTTGTGGTGACATCGATATCTTGGCGTTCGACATCTACCTTACCTTGTGTCCATGATACCGATTGATCAATATCATCAGTGAACTGGACAGTCTGGTGAAGGGAGTCAGTTGGTTGCACGTCAGAGGTCTCAGCGGAGTGGGACTCAAAGACGGCGTGGTTTACCTCCTGTTTAACCAGGGAGGTTCTGGGTTTTCTAAAATAAATCGTAACGCTTCTACTTTTACGTGGATTTCTAACACCGCGTCAGGTAATTAGAACCACGGAGAGCTTTCTAAATATAAATACAGGGTACACAAATAATATGAAAAACGACAAAATATATACAATAGTGCTAAATCACTTCTACTTACATTACCTATAGCCTAAGCTGTCGAGAGAGGTAACTCCCGGGATTCTTTAAAGTCGCCAGGACTATCTAGATTGGAATACTTAATATCCCAATGGACTTTGCGGACAGACCAAGAGTCAGAAAATGAATCAGACATCAAATTGGCAAGTCCAGCTTGGTGCACAACTTCTTTCAGCTGTGCATGACGCGTGTCGAATACTTCCTTTCCATGAAAGAACCACTCGCGTGCGGCTCCTTCGATACAACTAACTGAGACCATTTCTGGTGATAGCTCTTTCGATGCAAGATTAGAATGCAAACTTTTAAGAATGCTGTCCTCGTCGAGCATAGCTACCCAGATGTTCTTTTGAACGACACCTTCGTTGTCCTTGTAAGCAAATAAAGGATCGCGACGGGTCTTTCTTTTGAGAAAATCGGCATCATTATGAGCAATGTAAGCTACAGACTTCGCATCCTTATCAGCCATGGTGTAGCCAATACCACGCTTAGCAAAAACTGCTTGAATACTAGTGTGGTTAAAGTTAGGAAAGAGGTCGCTGACGCTCATTTTGCAGTCATCGCCATAAGTAGTCAGTGCGACAGCCTCTGCGAAACGAAGAGTCGTATCGGGATAGAGAGAGAAAAAGACGCACCGATGGTACAGCGAATTAACTAGAGAATTAGTGTATACGGTCATGTTTTGGCCAGACGCATTGGATCCGAAGAGCTCGATTAGCTCACCGTTCAAATTCATCAGAGGATAGGCAACGTCAGACGCTACGGAGCGCATAACTTTGATTTCCTCATCTGAATATCCTGCTTTCTTTGCAATGTGCTCAAAAATCTTGTAGGATGCAAGCACCATACGAGCGGACATGTGTTGGTCAAAGGCTTTGAAATCACCAGCAACGGTTCTTTCTTCGCCAAATTTTGAAATGTGTTCGTTCAGCTCATGCCAGCCTGGGCCAGCAGAGTTAATTCCGACTGCGCACTCCGTTTTCAATGGGGCGCTAGACAGGAAGTTACACAATGTCAAGAAGTATTTTCGCTGATTATACTGCAGCGAAGCAGGGGCCGCTTGAAAGACTCTCACCTTTTCCTTGGTGAGTTTAGTCGGTTCATCCTTCGTGCAAGCCTTGAAGACAGGATACGCTCTCTCACCACGCACATACTTTTCGTGGTCGAGCGCGGCTTGATTCATGATTTCCTCTGTAAACTTGCGCGGGCAAGTATTCAAGTGGTCTTCAGGTTCGAGGTCGATCATATACTCTCTTTTAGGCCTATTTAAAGGAAAGCCCATAGATGTACCTGGTTTCATGGCATCAACGAATTTTAGTCCATCAACGCCAGAAACAACCTCTACTTCATCCAGTGGTCTCACATTTTTAAGGAGATCCTTACCGAATTTGGTTTCACACAAGTCATCGATCTCAGAAAGATAATCGTCAATAGCACGATTCAGAACTTCCGGTGGAAATTCATGGTTGGCATTACCTGCACCTTCCAAGTACTTCTGGTAGGGCATGTAAGACGGTACACCTTCTGGAAATGGTCGACAATTGGCTGGGGGGCCCCATTTTTGGGGTTCCTCCATAACCTTTTCGACAATCGGTGATATGGGTGAGGGGATGACAGCTGACTTGGGACGAATTTTATACTGTGGCATGGAGCCATAATGATTAAATCGCGTCCCTTCCTCCTGAAAGCGTGTGGGGCTATCATTAGGAATCTTCTGCTCTGGAGTAAAATCAATGTCATACGTCGCGGTTGAGAGGTGTGCAGATTGAGCGGTCCAGATAATGGAAGAGCGTTTTTCCTCCATGGCAGCCTTGGTGGCGAGTAACTCTACAGATGTGACGCTTGTGGAAACGCCCAATGTCTGTCCAGTGACTCCAGCTATGTGAAAACCATGAATAAAAGAATTCTGGTTGTTCTCATGGATAAGAGGTGCCATACACATTCCTTTGGCAGTGGAAATATCTAAGGAATATAAAGAAGCATTGTCGATAATCGCACGGTTTGTGACGACTCGCTTTTGCTCCCGTATTAGTGTTTTGCATGTGTGCATCTCAAGGTCGGGTTTGCGATATAGGAAACGCAATTCAATCTTTCGAGCACAAATCTCTTTAGGGAAAAACTTGATCAATGACTTCATCGAACCAGATGCAGAAACATAAACCATAGTCAAATCGTTGGAACTACCTTCTGTCACCACCGGGTGGCAATCAAGAGGGTCCAATTCAATAACATACGATCTTTGTCCCGACGGCACGGCCGTAGATAGGCGCATGTAGCTCTTTTCGGTAGGAGTCATATGGGTTGGTATCAGTAAACAATTCGAGTCGACGAAGAACCCATTGCAGGTGCGCTGGGTAACAAAATCTTTACTAGAAGAAATACTGACGGAGTACAGACCATTGGTTGCCACTCTTGCGATGTCGTTTGCAGAGTAGGCCACATCCACTCCTTCGGGGAGTGGTACCAAAACTGGCGGGATCCATACGTTTTCCTTTTCGGTATGTACAGAAATACCATTGCCTTGAGCTTCTAGAGCTTTAGTTTTAGCAAGTACTTTGTACATTGAGTATGCCATAATTGCTACGGAAGCAAAGGCAAACATGGTTTTACCGAGTTTCATGTCATTATCTCGCAAGCGGCGCATGAGGAGGCCAGCTGTGGTGCGATGTGAATCGATGATGGAAAATAGGTGTTGTTTACGGGATGTGTAGACCGAAGCGGCGGTCGCACAATATGCCATAACAAACACGGGGATGGTGAAAGGACAAGAAAAGCCTATCACCGAACAAAACAATCCAAAGGACCAAGTTAATCTGGTGACTTCGTGACGAAATTGTTTGTTCTTAAGAGTCGCGAAATTACGCACCCAATCGTTAGTATAAATCGACGAAGGGCAATATTTCCACATTGTGGCGGAGCCACTGCCTTCAAGTTGTGCTAAATCGTCAAGCGCAACTACGGCTGGATGGTCGTCATCAAGCGGTATGATGTCGGGAGGGGAAGACGTATTACAAAACTCTCTATAAAATTCGAATCCATAAGGATCATATGACATAGTATCGTCCTCTTCTGAGGCGTGACTGTCTAGTGGAGGGTTCACTCGAATATCAAATTCCTCATTGTAGTTCCCGTACATATCATTCCCATATCGGTCGAATCTAGAGCTGGGAGACTTAAAACTGCGAGGAGAGGGTGGTGTACTGGAGCACGAGGATTCTTCAGATTCTTCTTTTGACTGTAATGTGGGGGTTTCCAAAGAGGCTTCGTCATCAGGAGAAATCGGAGCTTCAGGTGGACGGGGTGTCATCAGATTTGCCATTTCTGCCAAAACATCCAAGGGGATAGTGATGGTACAGTCTTTGCACGGAGGGATGTCGCCCTCCAAGTCAAGGTTTTCGACAAGCAGAGAGGGGCACACAGGAGGCACAATCGTCTCTGGTTGTGCTGACTCTTCCGAAACGTCCACGGGGACAGAGATGGTAGAGTCGTCACATAAGGGGGTGTTGCCTTCCAAGTATAAATTCTCGACAGGAGGTGGAGGGCAAACTGGACATTTGTTAATAAGTTGTCCATGGCAGCAAGTTTTAATTTGGAGTACTTTGGCGGAAGACTCTACAACAGACTGCTGCACAAGCACATGTTCTTCAATCCGTGCGCGAAACAAAAGTAACAGCTCAGATTGGGAAACATTTAATGCTTGTTTTTTAACTCCATCAAATCCAACGTAAGTGGCAGGGCGCCAGCTAACTTGCTGAGCGCTTATCGAACTATCGCCGACCCCGATACATTCTAGAACTGTGAAGTCCCAGGCATCTGGAAATACATCCCCTTCTCGGGACGCGACGGCTAATTTCATTGGATCAATCGCACTAGTATCGTCTTTTCGCCATTCAGGCTTGACAGACACTTTTATGTGCAATTGGAAACGACGCAGCAACGAGACTGGTTCTAGCGAAAAATACGCTGCCCATTTCTCCCAAATATTGGTAGTAGCTGCACACACAATAGGGTCTACTAAGAGTTTACCCTTGTCCGTGAGGTCTGCCATGATGGCAGTTCGTTTGATGTTGTTGTTGATGTTGATGATATTTGTACCTGTAGCCGCCTGAGTGGTTTTCGGGTTGGCATTTGCTAAATCATCCATGATGATAGCTTCGGTGTACTGTTTGTAATCGGAAAAATACTTATCCTGTTCATTCAGCGTACAAATAACGTCGGGGTTCACCTCATAACCTGTCTCGCCCTTCTCACTATGAATAGTCTGCAATGCAATCGCCACAAGGGCATTCACAATGGTAGATTTTCCAATAGAAGAAACTCCGTGGACAAGAAAGGAAAAGGGGGCCTCCCGGAGGCCTCCTGGTTGTTTCGTAGTATCAAATTGACACTTGAGGTGCAAAAGTTGCTGTAGTTTACGCGAAAATAATTGCATTTCTACTTTGGGTGCAGCTTTCAGGTATGCTTGTGTCTTAGTTGTGCAATCCTCCAAATCGAGAAGGAAAGCGGATTCGCTGGACCACGGAGATGGTTCATACTTGGAAAGTTTAACGAAATCAAAATTAGACAACAAGGTCGAGAATTGCTTCTCATATTCCACAGGAGCTTTCTCGTCGAAGAAAAGAGGGGCAATTGAGCCCTCCATAAAACAGCGATAACCTCCTTCTACAAAGAATTTAACAGTCGTAAGAACGGAGTCAATCAGATCGACGGCCGTCTTGTGACCTTTTGCAGCTTGAACGGAAAAGAGCGTAAGTCCTTGGGCAGAGTAAGAAAGGCTTTTATGATTACCAATCAGACCCATTGCAAGGGCTGTACTAAGAAGCCCGGAAATAGCACTAAATGCTTTACATTTGACTAGCTCTGACCAATTGGTTTCGGCCAAAGAAAATAGTCGCATGAGAGATTTCCAGTGGGTGTGTGAACTTGACTCTTCGGCATGAGAATCAAATTCGGTATGTGTACTAGCATCACAATCGTCAAATGCAGAAAGAATATCTTGCAAAGACGAATTGTCAGGCTCAAACAACGACATGATGACGTCGGTTGCGTGTAGTAACATGGAGCCGCGGATCATTCCGGAAAGATATTGATGCACTATGGCAGTCATTTCTGTAAGGGATCGGGCGTTTTTCAACAGGTAGAAACAGGTGAGCATTCGCTCAACATGCATTACGAATTCATCTACAGACGTATCGGTGAAAGATGTTTTAAGATCTTGCCAGCGTCGTCCAATAGGCGTGTAACTGATTGCATTTAGAACGGAGTCGTGTGACTCGAAAACGTTCTTCTGTTTTGCTTTTTGTCGCTTGCGGGCGACAACCCTTTGTTGCAGGGCGTGTTTTTCTTTTTCGCGTAACCTTGCGGCGCGCGAACGATGAAACTGAGTAGTACGGTAGTACTTTTCAGTGAGGTACTGTGGATGCTCGTCCATGTTGGGGACGGGTTCCGGGGTTGATGTTTTCGTGCTGGGCACAGCGCCATCGGCGCAATCCTTAATTTCCATTTTCGAACTTGTTTCCGCAAATAAGTGACTTGGCATGGTGCCAGTAGCAAAGTTTTAAGGAATGTTGACTCAGATATTTATAATCTATCGCAACTAATGGAAAAGAAATGGGATGGTAAAGTGTCTCACTCGCATGAAGAGATCAAGAAAAATT